CAGTTAATAATGGTGTATTGGATACGTCATATCAATTAGAATGGGAAAATTATAGAAACTGCATTTTGGTTACAAACGATGATGGTTTACGTAGAATAGACACATCTGTAAAAGAAGTTATACACATAAAAATTAAAAAATAATTGCCGAAATATTTTTATATGTCGGAAATTTTTGTTATATTTATATACAAATAAACATTAACGAATAAGTATTAAAAAATGAATCAATTGACATTAGCAATTATATTGTTCTTCGCAGGCCAGACGTTAATCTGGATTCAGACAAACGGACAGTTTCTTTGGAAATGGTTCGACAAAAATCCCTTAATTTTATCGATAGTATTTGGAACTATTATTTCCTATATGTTTATACTTGCAACAAAGCACGTTGTAGGTTATTTCGACGGCCTATTGTGGCCAGGTCGATTTATAGGTTTTGGTACAGGTATGATATCATTTGTATTATTAACATGGGTTTTTATGGGTGAAGGTATAACAACAAAAACTGCAATATCACTTGTACTTGCAACTACATTGGTATGTATACAAGTTTTTTGGAAATAATTTTTATATGTCAAAAAAATTTATTATATTATAGAATATGGCAAAACAACTAGGTTACGCATGTCTTAACATGCAATTACGCAAACAAGGTATTTACACAGGTCGCTCTATGATTAGGCGTACATTCGACGCAAAAGGTCTAGGCTATGTATCGGAACTGTGCATCGAAAATACCAAAGACTTAATAAAAATCATACAGTGGAATGAGGACAACAACATCAAGGTTTTCCGTATGTCATCGGACATATACCCTTGGATGTCGGAATACGAATTCAAAGATTTACCAGGTTATCATACAATCTGTAAACTCCTCAAACAGGCAGGTGACCTTGCTCAAGGTTATGGTCACCGCTTGTCATTCCACCCAGGTCAATTTGCAGTATTGGCATCACCACATCAAAAGGTTGTCGATGGTGCTGTTAACGAACTTAACAAATCTGCACAAATTATGGACCTAATGGGGTTACCAAAATCTCGTATGGCAAAAATCAACATTCACGTTGGCGGCGCTTATGGCAACAAGGAATCTGCACTTGCAAGGTTTTGCCAAAACTTCGAATTACTTCAACCGTCGGCACAGGCACGTCTAACAGTCGAAAACGACGACAAGGCGTCAATGTATTCTGTTCGCGAATTATACAATGGTGTTTATGCTCATACAGGCATACCTATTGTATTCGACTATCAT